TACCCAAAATCGTATAAGTGATATTGAAAATAAACGTGAGTTTCTAAATGAGACACGCGATTCAGTTATGTGGATAGGTGGTTTGTTTGCTAGAATTGGTAAGTATCTTGAGATTAATGGTCATAAAGTGACCTCTAAATTGGAGAGATGGAATAACTTCGATGCTAGTTCTAATCAAAATAATAATGCTACTATCCAAGTTAAGAAAAGAGTTCGTAAGTAATCGTTCTCATCATATGGTGTACTCAGATTCGTCTGGGTACATCACATTTTTTTTTATTTATGGATTAGAATGGGTGAGTTTATTGCCTTACGTCAAATCTATACTGATTGTAAAATCACCTTGAATTAGATGTTGATTCTTATCTGCTGGTTTGAATCCAGCACGATCCAATAAATCTTTGCTAGCTTCTAGTTGTACATACTCAGAGTTAGCTGATTGGCTTAGATTAATCACAGAGTTTAATGCTTTGTGACTACTGTAACCAATCTTATTACGTACCTCTTGCATATAATATTCCTGTACTTCAGGTTTATGTAAGAGTTTACTGGCTGATACCCTTGCTGATTTACCTTTGTATCCTATCTTAGTTGATGCAGATGTTACTGTATCACCATTGATAAGGTATTTAACAAGCTGTTTTGCTTTGTCTGTTATAGGTTTGTTAGCCATGAATTATATATAACATAAATAAAACTGTAAGTCTAAGGCGTAAAGTACTGGTACTTAGCATGTTGGGATAGATAGTGGCAAAGTAGGGTATAATAAATATACGGATTTAATTCCAAAATCCCACGCCTATCTATCCTTAATGAATTAACGGGATAGATAGGTTTAATGTAAAAGTTATATAGAGGCGTCTTAAAAGAGATATGTAACCCCTATCTATCCTTAATGAATTCTATACAGGGTATAGATGTAACATAAATAGGAGATTATTATGGGATTAGACCAATCCGCATTGATAGTTATAAATGAAACTGGTGATGATGAACAGTATTCTGGATTAGAGGGATGGGTTCCCTCTGATGAAGATCCTGATGTCGATAAGTTTTACTGGCGTAAACATGCAAGGCTACAAGTCTTTATGTCGAAGCAATATGCAAAACAAAAACCGGGTTTAGTTTTTAATGGTCAAGCTGTAGTCATTACAGATGAAGTGCTTGATGAATTAGAAGAAGCAATTGCTACTAAGTATTGTGATTACTTTGCTACAGAGGTACATTTCTGGGGACATCAGTTCCAAGAAGCATCTGTTAAAGAATACGAAGAAAAAGATAAGAGGTTTCTAGCATGGGCTAGAGAACAAGTTAAAAATAAAAAGAACATAATCTATACATGTTCTTGGTAAGAGTATGTATTTTAAATAGTGCTTGAGGATTAGATTGTCCGACTAGCATAGGCTAATAGAACTAGGAACTGTACATGAGAAAACTATTAGCCGACTGAATTCTATACATGGTGTATAGATATAACGTGCCTACTATTATTCCCTGAATTGATATGTAGTAGGCACAAACTATAGGTAAATAAAAATGTACACAGAAATAAAAAAAGAGGAGACTTGGGAAGAGAGACAGGAACGTGAAACTAAAGAGTTTAGAGAATTATATTTGGTTAAGTTCTTTGAGTTAATGAAATCTTTAAACATTGAATATTTTACTGTTGACTTCAATGGAGCTGGTGATGATGGAATGGTAGAAGATCCTCTATTTGTAAAAGATAGTGATATACCAAGCTGGTCTGACATAAGAAAGGAGGTTGGTTTAACAGATGATATAACTTATGATTCTGATGAGCATACTAAGCTTACTAAAAAAGCAACTGCTTTACATCGACACTATTGTGATCCAGATAATATTAACAATAGTCCAGTGTATACAAAGCTTCCATATGATAAACAAGGTAGACGTTACACTGTCAGTGAATACATTAATGAATTTGTATGTATGTATATGTCTGCTAAAAATATCGATTGGTATAACAATGAGGGTGGATCAGGTACATTCACATATAATGATGGTCAACTTCAAATTGAAGGTCAGACTTTTTATCAATCAGAAGATCCATTTGACTTTGAAGAATTTGATAGTGAGGTAAAAAATGGCTAACTGTTACTATCATGCACTCTCATGTGTCAAGAAATGGGGAGGAATTCCAGAGGATTACCAAGCCATTCACGATTGGTTCGATGAGAGTAAGAAGTTCATAGCTACTGTACAGCATAGGGCTTTGCGACATCACACAGAGGGTTGCTTTATGTGCGAACAAGTGTTCGGCACTACGATAACCAATAGTGATGGACGTAAAGTCCCTGTCAGATTGATAGCTGAAAGGCATATCACTGAAGATTGTGGCTATATACCAGCAGTAGCTGATTGGTTTAAAGCAATTAAGATAGAAACTTGGATGCTGAAAGGTTATCTAAAGTAGGTAAAATATAGTATAATATAATCAATAACTTGTGGAGGGTTATTATGTCAAAGACTATTAGTAACTTTAGGAAGTTTCATCGGAACAATCCTAAAGTATTTCATATGGTACTGAAACATGCTTACGAACAAAAAGATGTAGGACGTACACATTATAGTATTGAAATCATATTGAATGTTATTAGATTTAATGTTGACTTAGATACTGTCGGTGATCAATTCAAAATTAATAATAATTACAAAGCATTCTATTCCCGAATGGCTATGCGTTATATGCTTGACGATACATTCTTTGCGACACGTGGCAGTATCGCAGATGATTGGAACTTTGAAGAAGATATCGATTATTATAATCGTTGGTTAAATGATCATTATTGGAAAAAATTGTGAGGATAGGATGATGTATAGAAAATACTATCAAAGCGTAATGGAGGATGGGATGTATGTATATAGGTTATGTCTATCTCGTAAAAGAATGAGAAGACTATGTGCTGGTCAAGTATCGGGACTTGATTTAATAACGTATGGAATCTATTACAAAAAATATATAAATACTTAGGAGGTAATATGAGTGGAGATAAAGTAATAAATATTCTTGAACAACTTGGTAAAGGTATAACAAAACAAATTGTGAAAGATGAGAATGGTGAAGTAATGTACGTAGCAATAACAATAGGAGGAGACAATGAAACTACTAACAAAAACACAGCGAGTGAAACTGATTCAGAATCATGAGCAACAAGACGGCACTAAATCTTTTGATTGTGTTGTCAAACTATTCAATCCAATAGGATTAGGTACTTGGTATCTATCTGAGCTGGATCCAAAGACTAACATAGCATTTGGTTTATGTTCTATAACTGAAGCAGAGTATGGCTATGTAAGTATAGATGAGATAGAAGAAACATCTGTCGGTATGGGATTAAAGATTGAAAGAGATAAGATGTGGACATCTGGTACTAGCTTACAAAGATGTTTACAAATTGAACAACATAAACATGCTAACGTCCAATATGAAAATACATAGAATAGTCTATGTAACATGGCAAGGTATAGATATGAGATGCACACTTGAGCAAGTCATGTCTATACCTAAGTCAAATATTTATGTAGACATACGTGCTGTTAGTTGGAGCTATACAGGTATTCAGCATTGCGGTTGTATTGTGCATGAACATTTACCAGATGTGATACATGCAAAGATAACCCCAAAAGAAACAAGCTTAGAGTTTAGGAATGCCATACCTCATAGACATAGAGACATTTGGCATTATCATAAACAAAGCATGAGAGATGAATGGAGTAATTGTATTGCAAAACTTATTGATAAGATTGCACATGCTAACGTAGAACAGCACACATTATTTTAGGAGTAATAAATGAAAACAAAAATGAAAGAGGGTTGGTTACCATTAGAATCTACAATTCTAGATATGATGTCGGCTTGCCCAGGAGTAGACGTAAGATATGAAAAAGACAAGTTCGTTGACTACTACCTCAGTAATGGAGGTATGTCAGCAAATTGGGAAGCAGCTTTCAGAAACTGGATCAGGCGAGCTGATGAATATAGAAAGCAAAAAGAAATTAGAACAGGACATTCTGCTACAAGTACCGGAGAAGTTCAGGATAGGAGGAGTAGAATATATACAGTTGCGAAGTCAGGAGATAGAGAATCATCTGGGAATAAGAAACGACTTTCAAAAAAATAAATCTATTGATGATACTGTCAATGATTTTCTAGTCACATTTAGTAATGACATGATGCCTTGTGCTAGAGAAGATATAGCTGTTAGCTTGGAAACAATTGCTAGTACATTCCAAGTTAAAGTACCAGATGAGTTAGGCTTAACAATTTACTTTGACATATTAAAAGTATATCCGAGTTTTATTATAAATCGTTGTACTCAACACATAACTAAAACATACCCATATCCTAGGCTACCAGTGCCAAAGGATTTTGTTGAGTACTGCGATCCATTATATAAATCACATAAAGATTGGTTACTTCGTGTAGCTAATAATTTTTTTAAACTAGAGATGTATAAGCAAAGTCCAGAACCTTTGCCTTATATAAATAAATATTTACCAAAGGAGAAATAAGATGATATCAAGTTACAAACTAACAGAAACATTAATGAAATTTTGTGAGGATAAACTTCGCAATAAGATTGCTGAGTTACCACCTAAATATAAGAATACATCTGTACCATTCAGTGCAAGGTGCGACATATCCTATGACACAGGATATCGTGATGGTCTTATGACTATATACAAAGTCATTGAAGATATGGATGTACATATTATAGGTGAACTAGATGAGATGGCAGAGAGAAGAGAGATAGAAAATTAACAACGCTGAGAAGCAGGAGTATAATATCTATGTGGAAAAAAGTCGCAGGTAAATCAAGCACTTACTCATCACATGTCTATATTAATCATGACATAAGATTAGTATTAGCTAAAGTGCCTAAACATTATGATGGTTCAGCTGGTCATTATTGGCAGGTGACTGTCAATGGTAGTGCATTCTTTAAAGATGACCAGCCCATTGCACGTCATAATCTTAAAGAACGTGCTAAACAAATAGCACACAAAAAATTAATAGAGATAGTTACAGAACAAATCTGGAAAGAACTAGACAGACTATCCAAACAAGGAGACATATAAATGAAAGATAGAAAGGGTTACGTAGGTGGATCAGATGCTTGTCGTCTTATGAGAGGTGACTGGTTAACTTTATGGGAAGAGAAAACTGGTAGGAAAGAGCCTGATGATTTAAGTCGTAAGCTTAATGTTCAGATAGGTATAGCAACAGAAAAAATAAATTTAGATTTCCTATCATGGGAGTTAGATTGTGGAGTACAACATGAATACGATGTAACTCAAGAAAACTTTATGATGTCACATTGTGATGGTATAATAACAGATGGCGACCATGCCGGTATACTTGTGGAGGCAAAGCATACATATGAACAGAATAACTTTGAGAGAGTAGCAGAGTATTACTACCCACAGCTACAACATTATATGATGCACAGCAAAACAGATTATATATATCTGTCTATTATATTTGGTAACAACAAACATGAACATGCACTTATAGATGCTGATCCAGCGTATCAACAAAAGTTATTTAAATTAGAAAATGCTTTTTGGATGTTCGTAGAAACAGATACTAAACCAAAGGGTTTTGAATCTGAATTACCTAATCCACCAAAGAACATACCTATCAATGGTATGACAACAAGAGATATGAATGATGATGGTGAATGGAAAGTCTTAGCTAATAGCTACAACACATTAAAACCAGTAGCTAAAGAATTTGATGAATGTAAGAAAACAATCAAAGGACTTGTTCCAGATGATTGTCGTAAAGCAGAGGGTGCGGGTATAGTTGTTACCCGCAATAAACGTAACATACTAACCATAAAGGAGATTAATAATGGAGAGTAATTATAGTGACAATCTAGTTAATGAGTTTAAAACTACATACAAACTAGAGGGTACAGACTTTTGGCAACTCAAACGTGGTGGCAAAAGTCAGTGGATAATAAAGCATAATGCTTTAGAAAAAGTAGCAGCACAAGATAAGATAGAGTGGACACTAGATGTATTAAACTTTAGTCCAGATATCGTAGTCAAATGTATAGCTACATCAGGTGACAGAACAGTAGAATCATTAGGAGAAAGCAGTAGTAAAAATACTATGATGCAGTTTCCATATGCTATGGCTGAGAAGAGAGCAGTAGATAGATGTATCTTGAAGTTACTCAATGCTCATGCATACATATACTCTGATGCGGAAGCTGATGACTTTAAAGAACCAGTAGGTAATAAAGTAAAGTCTGTTGTACATGATAAAATTAATAACATAGAGGATAAACTTAATGGCAAATGATCTTAATAAGATAACGTTGATTGGCAGAATAGGTAAAGATGCTGATATAGATACCACACAAGGTGGTACTCAGGTAATGAAATTCAGTGTAGCTACCAATACAACAAACAAAAATGGAGAAGAAACTGAATGGCATTTGATAAGAGTATACAATGAAAAACTTATCGATGCTTTACACCCTTACTTAACTAAAGGTAAACAAGTATATGTTGAGGGTAAACTTACGACATGGAAAAAAGATGAGAACAATACAATCCCTTTCATTACACTTAGTTACAATGGTAACATTCAATTACTTGGTAGTAAGAATGATGTACCTGAAGAAGTAAAAGAAGTAACTAAAACAGTGAACGATGTATTCAGTGGTAAGGGAGAACCAACACCTTTCTAGTGAATAAAAAAGAAAAGAAACTTATGAACTACATGGCTCAAACTTATGGCTGTGTAGTTTGTAAGAGAGAGGGATATGGTTTTGCAGAAGCAAACATACATCACTTTAGAACAGGCATGGGAATGGGACAGAGAAGTAAGAAGTACATTCCCTTATGTTGGAATCATCATCAGCACCCTAAGTATGGGATACATGGTGGTACTAATGCTTGGCAAAAAGAACATGGTAGTGAGCAGGAATTATTGAATTACTATAACTCTACTGCTGAAGAGGATTATCAGACCGACTTTTAATCTCCTCAATTACAGCTTTAAGTACAGCTATCTCTGCTTTATTGATAGCTATATCTTGTTCTAATGGTTTTATATTTGGCGCAGTCTTTGATTCAACAACCTCCACACGTTGAATCAACTGCCCTTGATAAACAAACAACCCACCAATAGTTATTATCAATCCAATTATTCCAAGTATAGATTTAGTATCCACGTATTCTTCTCAAATGTTCTTCTGTTCTTATCCTTTCTTCAACAGCTTTTTGAACCCTTGCTTGATATTTTTGCAAAGGATCAGCATTGCTGTATGAAATTTCAGCATATATATTTCTAGCATCAAAGTAGTTTCTGGTTTCAACATAACTTCCTCCATCAATAACTAATTGATTATTAAGTATATTTTGATTCTTATTAGTGTAAGTGTCAAGTTTTTTGCCTTGCGACATGATACTTGCAACAGCTTGACTGGTAGCAATAAGTATCTGATCCACTCTTGTTAACCTACTTTCTATCTCATTTTGTATATCTGCTACTGAAACATCTGGACTATTTTGTTCCACGTTGTTATCAGCCATGACTTCTTCTGAGGTGTTAACCTGTTCACTTGGTGCTGTCTGTTCTTCTTCAGCGTTAGAGTTTCTTTCGACAACTTGATTTTGTTCACTGGTTTCTCCTGACGTTTCAATATTCTCTGTAACTTCTTCTTGTCCTTCGACTTCTGTTGAGACTTCCTCGATGTTCTCTTGATTACCATATGATTCCTCCATTGGTATTTCTTCTGTTGATGTAAATATATTTACAACACCTGTGTTTATTTCTTCCATCGCTACTTCTTCTATGTAAATTTCACTAAACATTTCAGTTAATATCTCTGGTTCTTCAAAGGGTACAAATTCTTCTACTATAAATTCTTCATATATAAATAATTCTTCTGGACTAATTGTAGTTAATACTTCTTCTATCTCTTCGAATGCTGTAGCTATGATTGCTGTCTCAATAGCTGACAATACTGTTGGATCATAAGTCATAGTGACTGATACATTATCTACATTAGGACCACCAAGATTAGCAGGACTATTGCTGTCACTCCCACTAATAAAAATATTTGCAATACTAGAACCAGTACCTGTATACGAGATACTATCGAGGTAATCTTCTCCATTAATTCCTGTAACATTATATCTCTCCTGAGTAGTTGTTGCTAAGACTTCATTGTCTTCATCTCTTATTTGTAATCTAATACTAAAGCTATCAGCTGGTCCCGATCCACCCCAACAACCTGATACCCCGCACTCTCCATTTTGTACCTCAACACTAGAGTTTAAAGTAATACCATTATCAAGCATTGGTTGTGTAATTACGTCATCAATGAGGGAAAATGACTGCTCAATACTGCCACTATCTCCAAACTCTAGGTCGTGTCCTCCCGGACAACAGTCACTTATTCTTTGTGCATCACCTGATAGTGTCCAACCAGTGGATCCATCGTTGAAAGAACCATTAGTAATTAAGTTGCCAGTTACATCAGCATGTGATATGTTGAGAGAGAGCAGTATTCCTAGTAAATAAATCCTCTTCATTCTCTCACTGGCTCTGGTATAGATTGTTCATTACTTCCATATATTGTCATCTCTCCTAAAGTAACACTATGTGTTGAACAATTACTTAGTATTAGGCTTAGTATTACTATTGTGATTGCTTTTGTTTCTAAAAATTTTTTCATAATTTTCATCATATTTCTTTTTATTTACAGGTCTATATGTAGATCCTTTACTCATTTAATCATTCCTGATGGTATTGAGTTTCCGTTCCAAGTTTTAGCTTTTGTTCTGTAAAAACCACCTACTTCTTGCCACCTTGCTTTTGCTTGTGTGCCAATTAAACCATCAATCGGACACCATGTTCCACTGTCAGCCATGGCTTTCCAAACATCGTAGACCTGGCACATAATTGAGATGCTCGCAACGGACATGCCAAGTGATTTAAGAAGTTTGCTTTTCTTTCTACGGGAGCAGTCCTCATCTACTATATAGCTACCAAATGAGCCTGAGAAGCCGATAACAGACCATCCAGCAGAAAGAGGTATGACACAGCTATCTTGTCCATAAACGCTCATACTAGGCGCAGAGGCGCTATTAACGGCAGTCTTCTGATTCGTACTGTTATTGGTTTCGTTATTGGTTGTACTGTTTGAGCTGGATCCAGACTGATATGTGGTACTAGATTCGTACCCACCAGTGATTGCAGTATTACTACCTGCATTATTGGATTGGGTATTGGTTGTAGCACCTGAAGAAGTTACATCAGCAAGTGAAGCTTCTATACTTAGCAATGCAATGATTATTGCAAGTACAAGTAAAGCTCCCTTTATGTGCGACATTTCCATTAGTCACCATTTCTTTTCTTTAATTGGTTTTTTTCTTTTAATTGTTTTTTATATTCTGCAATTCTTTGTTCAAATCTTTCTTCTTCAACTTTCTTGTCTAGTCTTCTTTGTACTGCTGTTGCATTTTTATTTCTTTTTCTCATTTACTTTCTCGTTAAAGATCCCCCAAAATATAATCCAATGATAGAAAAAATTGTGTGTGATTGTAAGTTAGTTATGAAAATTGTATTGCCTTGCTCAAAGTAAGATGTCTCGAATGTCTCACCAAATATCCACCAACCACTATCTACTTCAGTTACTATTTGATAAGCAACATTAACATCAGTAAAGATAGGTGCAGCTATAGGTATAACTATAATCGAGAAGACACACATTAAAGCTATCCAACGTCTAGTGTGTTTAGTGT